TTACTGCAGCTCCGCTATCCTGGTCACTGCTACATAAATGTCCTGTATCTTATACCAGGTTGGATAATCCACCACTCCGGATGCGGGAAGTCCGAATATATTCTGGAATTTTTTTACAGATGCAGCAGTAGCCGGACCATAAATACCATCCACGATCACTGACGGGATGGCAGGATAGGCTTTTGCTATGGCATTAAGCTGTTCCTGGATCTGCTGTACCTTTTCTCCGGTAACACCGATAGTCAGGTCATATCCCGGCCAGGATGCGGGAATCCCGGAAACTGCTTCCGCCACATTGATATACATATCGTTTCCATAGAAGCTCCGCAGGATCTCAATGGCGGAATATCCCTGATCTCCCAGAGCTTTGCTTCCCCACTGGGTCATCCATCCCCGGTTCCTGCACTGCACCTGGTGTCCGTCACAGTACTGGGTCAGGATCGGCTGACGCACATCCGGTCTAGAAAGGTAGTTTTCAAAAAGTTCATCCACGATCCGGTCGATACTCTCAAAAATATTCCTGCCATGGATCCATTTGTGGTCGTATGCTGTGGAGGATGTAATGGTGAAATCATAACCCTTATTCCGGTACCACTCTGTATAAACTCTGTTCAGAGTAAACGACATGATTGCCAGAACATTGGCACATAAATGATGATACAATATCCGTCCGGCAGTGGGTACCTGCCGGACTTTTTTATAATAGGAAGTTATTTTGTCTTTGCCTTCACATGTTCGATCACCTTTTTCCAGGAATCAATACCACAGGTTCCACTTACCTTTACGCCTGTGTTTTTCTGGAAAACTTTCAGGGATGTTTCTGTATCGTCTCCGAAACGGCCATCCACAGTAACACCAAGTACAGACTGCAGCACAGAAACTGCAACACCGGAATTCCCTTTCCGGATGATTGGAAGCTGGGTCTCAAACTTTCCCGTCAGAACTACTGCCTTTTTTGAAGTCTGTACCGGATACACTGCTTTTCCGTTCCAGTCATAGATGGTGTATCCCTGTTTCCACTCTTTCTTTGCATTCTCAAGGCTCTTGTATGCTCCGATCTGGCTCTTGCTGTCAGCCCAGGACTTTCTTGTGCGATAATACTTATCTACCGTCGGTGTGTCGGTCTTAGCTCCGATCAGCTGCTTGAACCGGTTCCAGTCACCTTTTGCACGGATTGCTGACGGGCAGTTCTTTGCACATACATCATAATGCTGCACAACTCTGTCTGCCGGGATTCCCAGCTGTTTCATAAGCTGTTTGCACACCTGGACTGTATTCTGGAAAGCTTTCTCGTAGTTATAGCCCGCCTGAACGCACATCTCGATTCCTACTGAATTTCTGTTGTTGACAGTACCGAACAGCCGACCGCCGTAGTTGACGCCCACGTGCCATGCTCCACGGTTGTATGGAAGCGCCTGATACGCTTCTGTGTCGTCCACATATACATGTGCAGAATATCCCTTAAAGTTGCCATCATGCTGTGCTTTTGCATGCGCTTTCGCATTTGCACCCTTGGCATAGTTATCCGTGTTGTGAATTACGATATATGCCGGTTTCTGACCTGCATAGCTATTGTTGTTACTGATAAGGCTTGTGTTGATATTCATGGTATTACTCTCCTTTTCTGTTTTTGATGTCTTGATAGATAATATACCGTTCAGGATGTTGATGATTTTCTGTCCGTAGTTCTTTCCGGATGCCCAGCCCTGTCCTTTGGGATTTTCCTGGATGCCGAGATGCTCAACATACTCAGCGCAGCCTCTTGATACGTATGTATATCGCGGGTCAATACATTTCTGTTTCAGTCCGTCTGTACAAGCGTAAGCCTGCAGATGCTGGATCTGCGCCCTGATTCCTTCTTTCGCAGTTTTAAAGCTGCAGCCTTTCTTTCCTGTGACGTTCACACCTAATCCGCAGAAATTATTCTGATCAAGTGTTACTGCTGATCCCGAAAACGTGAAGTTTCCTGTTTCCAAACAGGACTGGGCAAAAGCAATGTCACCACGCACGCCCTCTTCCGTGCCTTCCGTGATATACAGAGGAATCATCTTTGTGACCGAATCGGACACCTGTGGATTTACTTTTTTGATGTAAACCTTCATCTGTTCAACGCTGGCCTGTGGGGTTCCCATGATCTTTATCATATTTTCCTCCTGTGAGGGTGATCACTCACCCTCTGAATTTTTATATTTTGTTCTTTCCCAGATCTCCTTGACTTTCTCCCAGCCTCCGGTTGCAACCAGATACACGATAAATGCTGCAATCACAGATGCTACAATGTAATACCAGGTTATTGCAGCTTTATAATATGTGCACAGAATCAGTAATGCTACCGGGCACAGAATCAGGGATGCTACAAGGGCAACAATACTGGTCTGAATGTTCTTCAGACCTGGAAGATCTTTGATCACCTGCACGATTGCTGAAACGATAAATGCCAGGATTCCGATCAGGGCCAGGGCGTAAGTTACATACTGTGTGATAGTGTTAATATTCATAGTCATTCTCCCTTTCTTTTGATATGCAGTTCTTCAATTTCCTGTTTCATTTTTGTTACCATGCCATTTCCGCCAAGTCTGTGGTAAGCTTCGTACATTTCGCAGAAATTCTGATATGCGTATGACGGAATATCTCCCATCTTCGTATACTTTGAGTGATACTCAATCATCTGGACGCGAAGCAAGAGCATAGTTCCCTTACTGTTTGCGTCTCGATCTTTCTTCTGATTTTTCAGAAGCCAAACGATATAACCAAGCAAAATCGGCAATGCGATAAGATATGTTTGTGTGAGTATTTCTTTCAATTATTCACGCTTTCTCCGGCTATTGCGCCGGCGCAATTTTCTGTAAAATAAAAGAGCCTGTCACGGCTCGGCTCTGATCTTCATAAATAAATCCTTTCTATCCTTTCAATCAAACACTGTTATCCTTATCTTCGAAAACATCTTCCGCTCCTTCGAACTCCAGAAGGGTTTTGAGATATTCATATGCTTCCTTGATACTCAGATCGCTAAATTTCTCAGTTTCATAGGTGACAATTTTCTGATAAGGCTGCTGAATTTCTCCCGCGAGCTGTTTATTCCTGATCTCTTCGGAAGCCAAGGAAATCACAGCAACAGAGCAATGACTGTTTACAGTGTTTGATACATACAGGATGCGGTGGTATTCAGTAATCACACCATCCTCCTGGATTATCTTCTTTTTTAATGCCATTTTGATTCTCCTTTAGCTAAAATGTGATTTTTATACTTGCCATGATAGCGCAAGTATCATTATTCACAATGTTCTTAATATCAGTGTCAGTAAAACCATTACTATCAATTCCCATTTTAGCTCTAACGTTTAATCCGTTACGCCCTCCTATAACCGCAGCTGTATACGATGCCGGTTTTATAGGTTTTGAAGCAGTCGAGTTATATATATACTTTCCATTTTGCCGAATCGTGAGCCCATTTATGCTTGATATCGAAACTGGGGTGGACATAATTGGTCGGGATAATGGAATATGAAATATGACTTCCTGTTTATTTGATGTAACATATCCATTTACATAAAACTCCATATTTATTACGTCGTCAGCGCGGTAATATGGTCTTAATGTACCGCTAAACTTACCGCCGTTGGGACGATCCAGTGTATATTCGCCGAATTTAATAATAAAATCCCCTGGCGTTATTATTCCGTTTCTAACAAATGCATAGCCATCATCAACTGCGAACCAGGGATAATCCCCAATAGTATTTGTATTACTTCCAACCACAAGCGGGCAATCTGAATAAGTATATTGCATATTACTGCTTAATGGATATCCTATTCGTACTCGTTCGCCAAATTCAGCCTTATTTCCGATTTGAATTCCATTTTTAGTAGGTTTCATTAAAACTTTTCCAAACTTCAAGCTGCTCTCAATCTCTCCGGAGTTGATATGGAATACCTTTCCTGTGATCCAGGCAGTTGCGTCGGAATCGGGTGTTATGGCGGTGTCGCTGGTGCCTTTAAACTGGATGGAATCGTTGGTGATTTTCAATTTGTTTTTGGAATTGGAATGACCGAGTAAAATATTGCCGCTTTCGAGAGTGATATATTTCTGATAAGTTCCAACTTCGGCACCGTCAACCATTGTGGCTGTTTTCCATTTAAACGCCCAATCGTTGTATGTTTTCACAAATTCAGAACTTATATCCACGTCTTTTTTCAGACCAGAGGCTAACGTGTAAGCATCTTCTGCCGTAGTTCGATATGCCAGTGACTGCTCAACACCATTCGTTGGCTTTGTGTCTTGTTTTGTAAAATTTGGATTCCATCCGCTGTAAATACCAGATATGGTGTAATTTCCATTCCAGTATAGCCATGGAAGATATGTCCAAACTTCACACACATTCGATGCAGTTGCTCGTACACTAACCAGAAGGTCTTTAGTGTTCTGTCGTGTAACGCTTGCTCCAAATGCCGCCGTCGTACTTGCTTTGTCCTGCCACCCATCTTTTATGATGATCTCGGCTTGAGAATTTTGGCTTTCTGTCCCGTTGAAACCGTTTCCGGTCTGAAGAGTAATAACGACAACTGAAGCATCGCCGGCGGACGTGAGTGTCCCAAGTCGAACCCATTGCGCTTTGCCGTTTGCCCCGCCAAAAGAATAACTCTTTGTCGCAATCTTGTTTAAAGCATTTACTGAAGAATTGGCATTATCTGCTGATTTTTGGGCCGTGTCGATTTTATTATCCACATCTTCAGGCGCAGGCGTCCAGTCTGTCGGAACCGTTCCGAACTCGCCTTTCACATTTCGGATCTTGAATTTAATCGGAGATTTTGCGTCTGTAGTAATGATACCCCAGTTCGATGAAGCGTCAAATATATCATACAAAACATCTGTTCTGGGCGTGTACGAGAACCATACTCTTTGCCATTTATTGGCTACCAATGAACGATCTGAAGATTTACGCAATGACGTGTTATCATTGTCATTACCGGTCCCATTCGGCATTCCGTCGAAACCGTTATTTACATCATCATTCCAAATGCAGGCAACTTCAGGATTTACTTCCAGACTGATTATATATGTGTATCCTCGAGGGATGTAGATTTTCTTCACGCCAGTGTCGAAATAAATTCCTCGCCCCCATGAATTGGAACCGATCTGAGCCACACACGTCCAGGTGTTTGATGCTTTATCATAAGAAAACGTTGATAATCCATTATTTTTGATCATCCCTACGGGAATTAAGTTTCTTCCACCGATTTTTAGATTGTCGATCTTATTATTCGCACTATCGGCAGTGCTCTTAGCCGTGTTTGCTGTGGACGCTGCATTGGACGCAGTTGTTTTTGCTGTGTTAGCTGTACTATTGGCGGTATTGGCAGTTGATACGGCACTAGCAGCACTTGACTTTGCAGCATCTGCAGTACTTTTAGCAGTGTTTGCTGTACTATTTGCCGTATTGGCAGTTGATACAGCATTACTTGCGTTCGTATTCGCGGTAGATACTTTATTATCCACGTCCTCTGGAGCTGGCGTCCAGGTAGTCGCCTGGGTTCCTTCTTCAATTTTGAAGTCTCGAATATATAGAATCTCGCCAACTTTGAAACCTAGATAGAATGTAAATGAATAATACTCAGCATCTGCATATACCCAAGTATGCGAGAATTTCTTCCACGATGTAGTAAGTGAAATGTTCGTCTGTCCGCCGCTTTCATGTCCGACAGAGCCGGTTTTAGCAACGCTACATTTAGCCCAAAAAGACCAGGTGTACGTTTTACCAATCTTGTCAGCTGTTTTCTGGAATATCGGATAATGTGGACCAGCGCCTGCAGTCGTGCATTTTGTTTCAACGTGATATTTGCTAAGAGCTTCCGAATCAGAAACTACAGTAAACGTGCCGAGATATCCTCCTGCGCCGTAAAATTTATCATCCAGTTTATGTGAATTAAGAACCAGGTTTCTTCCACCAACTGAAAGGTTATTTACTTTGCTTACTGCACTTACTGCGTTGGCGTTTGCGTTATTGATTGCGTTTGCCAAGACGGGATTTGTTGTGGTTGTGTTTCCATTGCTGAATGTGATGTGTGATCTTGTCCAGATATATTTTCCGGACTCCCAGTTGGGCTGAGTATCGGACCATGAACCACCGGCCTGAGCAGTATTTGATGTTGATTTATACCACTGATCTTTAATGGCGGTAACGCTCACACCCTGAGGACCAGTAGATCCAGGGTTTCCCTGTGGTCCTTGAGCACCAGTTTCTCCTTTAGGTCCAGTTGGTCCCTGAGGTCCGGTAGCTCCTTTGTCGCCTTTCGGCCCCTGAGCGCCCGTGTTTCCATATACAGCCAGTAATAACACTGTTGTCTGATTCGTGTTATTCGTATAGTTGATTACTTCTTTCTGCCATAAATATTTATTCGTAGCGTCAAGAGTGGGCATCGTAGTCGATGTGATGTTTCCTGCACTGGGCGCTGTCTGAGATGTTGTCCTGGCATAATAATAAGTTATCGACTTGATACCGTTACCTGTAGCGCCCTGAGCTCCGGTGTCACCAATCGATCCTTTATCTCCTTTTTCACCCTTGATCAGCGACCAAGAATAGTCTGAGTAAGACGTGCTTTCAGTTCCTGTTGTTTTATTATACGCAAAACCAATATACTTCTTGCCGCTTGGATTATCGGACATACCAGAAGTAGGTGAATCAGCATATTTGACCCATGTATAATATGTTTTACCATCAGCGCCTTTCACTCCTTGGATGCCCTGTGGTCCCTGAGGTCCGGTAGCGCCTTGCGGCCCCTGAGCGCCAGTTTCACCTTTGGGCCCGGCGGCACCTTGTGGACCACGAGCACCCTGGGCTCCGGTATTACCTGTTATGCATACTCCGTTTTCAGAAGGCGTGAATTCGGTACGATCATCTCCGTAGGTTACGAAATTTCGTCTCCAAATATACTTACCCTCTGTCCATGTGGGCTGGCTGTTACTCCACGAACCACCAACTAAGGATGTTGGGGATGTGGATGAATAAAACTGTTCGAGTGTTGATTTGATTGTGTTATCTATTGTGGCTGCTTCTTTTGAACCAATCCGGAAATTGCTGACATTAATATCTAACATATCCGTCACTGGATTAAATTCCAACGATGAATTTTTACCTTTAAGTTTGAATACGCCATCGGCATACATCTGAATTGGAGATTCTTTCTTACTTGTAAGAGCCCCGTCACCAAGCCCAAGACCGGTGGTGGAAATATAAACACCGCTTGTTGGATCATTAATAGCCAGCTTGCCACTATAGATGGCATTTTGACTCATATCAAACTGGGCAATTTTAGCCTGGAATGCAGACAGATCAACGACATCTATAGAGGCAGCCTGAACCTTCTGTCCGTTCACTTCTGCCTCAGATACGCCATTTGCGATATTAATTGCTTTGACAATGGAGTCCTGACCATCCGGACCGGTGATGATAAGGCGCTCGGTCTTAATCGTACCGGCTACAATAGAATCTGCATTGATAGACTTGATCTTCGCTGCTTCAATCGTCGCATCAGCAATCTTAGCGTTTGTTACAGCTCCTTCATGGATTGCTGCAGTGCCAATAGAGCCATCTTTGAGGACACCTTTTTCAATCCATGCATTATTTACATTTGCAAGGTCTATGTTTGCTTTTTTAGCATCAATTTCCTCAACATTCTCTTTAACTACATCCAGTTCCTTAATAGATGCATACGTGATTTTTGCAGTCTCCACATCTAGTTTGTTGATCATCGCTCTGTCAATCATTACCAACTGTGCGTAATACCGTTCCATTTCTTTTGTCTGCGGGCCTTTATAATCTGCATTGGTTTCTTCTTCTGACAGGCCGACAGCTTCAACTGAATATGTAAGACCGCCATCGTATTCCCAATCCAGTTTCATGATAGGAACCTTATATGTGTTTCCAAACAGATCTGTTACGGTCAGGATATCCCAAGGATCCAGTCGGGGATCTCCCAGCATTTTCAATGTACCTGGCATATAGGAGAAATTTTTGAAAGATGCCAGGATCTTGTTGAGTACTGCCTGTGTCATAAACGGATTTGACAGTGATATGCTTCTTGTTCCAGAACCTGCAGTTATCGAAATACTTGTTCCGTTCTTATTCTCTCCGGTGGCACACACCATTCTAGTCACATTGAAAGCATAATCGTTATGTTCAAAGTTTCCCCAGTACCGTCCTGCTCCTATTTTATATGCTGAATCCACATAGGTGTGTAGCTCGATCTGACCTATACGGTTGCAAACCGCAAACGCCCCATAAAGCTGGGCCACGTAGGAAAGCACTTCCCTGCAACTATATCCTTTCGGCACTTTCATAGATATCGCAGTTAATCCGGTTGTCACTATTGGCACACCTGTGATTTCTGCAATCTTCTTCAGTACTGCCACCGTATTTGTAGTTGTGCCATTCATGGAAAACGTCCGCTCTGTGTTCATCATACGGTCGTAAGCCGTGAACGTGATCTGATCATCCGTTTTTTGGGACTTTCCTGCTGTAAAATATCCCATGGGGATATATTCTGTTTTTCCGTTCACGTCCATACCAATCTGAAGGAGCATTTCTGTTCCTTCAACTACCAGTCCTTTGCCAGGAATTGTCACTTCTATGTACTGTGACATGGTAGAACCCAGAGAAAAATCGTCTTCTCCTTCAGAACCTCCGGTGAATTTGATACTTCGTACGGTTGTGATGGATGTTTCTCCATAGGTGAGTAAACATTTAAATGTTCTGGAATCCTGCTGTACCAAGGTTCCAAATGCAGTTGTTGACTGATACACAGGACCGCCTCCTTACTCTGTCAGCATGAAATCAATGACATCCAGTTCAGCCATGGTCAGTGAATCATATTTCGGATCTTCGTCACATTTCTCGACTACTGAGATGGAAACAGTATGAATCTCCACCTCGGTCTCAATATTCAGAAGTTCACTCATATCCTTCCCAAATCTTTCTTTGTCTTCCATGATATAGCAGTCGTCTTCCGTCATGATCTCACCATTTTCATCTTTCTTGGCGTATCTGCGGATCAATTCTTCCCGTTCCGCAGTGTAAGCTGACGCAGCCTCCTGGACTGCTGCCACGTTCTTCTTGATCGCATACGCCAAACGGACTGGCAAGCTCTTTTTTTTCATAGATACGCAAGTATTTAAAAAGTCTACAATTTCTTTGTTTTGCATTTTCATTGTTCTGTTCTCCTTATTTTCCGATCAGTGTCGCCCCTACTCCTTTGTATGTTTTCACACCGTCCACATAACTGTATACCGGATAGGATGGTGTGTTTGAGTAGCATCTCTTTGTTATCCGGGAATTGCTTCCAGGATCCGTAAATGTCACATTAAAGAAAGCAGGGCTGATTGCTGCATCAATCTTGGCAGCATCCGCTCTGCTTAACATGGGCCATGTAATTTCCAACGTATATTTAATAGCAATAAGATCGCCTACCATATCACCATTCGCTACACGCCCTGTATTATTTGACCACACTTTTTCTTTTTTAATGGTCAATCCCCCGAGGGCCGGAGTCGGCATCGTAACTCCGTCAATAATGATATCATCTGTCACTTTACCGCCTCCTTATCCAAATACCGGATTTCCGGTCTGTTTCTGATAGTTGTTTCCTTCCTGGCGGATCACCTTAAACAATTTCTTTGCATCGCCTTCCAGATAGATGTGGAGTTCCTGTCCACGATCATTTCTGCCCTGCATGCTTTCAAAAGCATTCACAACTGCTTCAAATACACCTGCCCGGATTCCGGCAATGATCTGATTATTGTTTGCCACCGCAGAACGGTTTCCCATTCTTCCGACAAGCTCCGGTCCGGACTCTCTTGCCACGAACATTTCTCCCATACCAGGGAATCCGCCATTTGCGTACCAGCTCAGATTGAAACGTGGCAATGAAAATTTGAAGTTACCGATTTTTATAGATCCACCTTCCCAATCCCAGTTGATATGTGGCATAGGGATATGGATGCTTGAAAATCCATTTGCAAAAGTCTGAATAACATTCTGGCCAACTGTGTATAAGCTTGGAATTGCGTTTGCCACCTTGCCTGGTATATTACTTAATATTCCAGACAGAGAGCTCCAGTTATTATTCAGGCCGGTTCTCATTCCGCTTATGATATCCCTGCCTTTCGGCGTTACTTTGCTTTTAATATCTCCGATAGCGTTGAAAGATTGAGAAGCGATTTTCTTTACTCTGCTCAGGAATGTTGATTCCCTTACAGCTTCCCAGCCATTTTTCAGACCGGTGATCGCAGCATTTCCTTTCCCACGTAGCCATGTTTTGGCATTTCCAAGTCTCTCTTTTGTCTGCCCTGGGAGTTTAGCAATCCAAGACAGTACAGCTGGCAATCCTGCTTTCATACCATTGAACAGGCCAGATATAACATATCCGCCCTGCGTACGCATGACTGTTGATGGTGAATGGATTCCGAAAGCTTTTTTGAATCCGTTTATGAATGGTTTAAAAATGTGTGCCTTGATCCAGGTTCCTATATCTTTAAATGACTGCACAACACCATTTTTAAAGCCTTCCCAGGTGAATTTTCCAGCTTCTGTGAAATGCTTTATAATATACTTCCTTGCATCTGCAACTGCATTTTTAAAGATACCGCCAATAAATGCGGCAAAACCTCCAAATGCAGCTCCAATCGTTTCAAAAACTCTGTCAGCAATTCCGCTCCAGTCAATGTTTACCATCAGATCTTTTGCTTTGTTATAGATGGTGTCCCCCATGGACCACCAATCCATGTGTTCAATCGCTGAGATTGCAAAATCAAAAAAGCCTTTTATCCCATCGGATAAGGTCTGTCCTATTTTTCCTGTATCAATGGTTTTGACCGTGTTGGTTACAAGATCAGCCAGTGCAGTGCCCAAGCCTCTCCAGTTAAAGTTATGAACTGTGGTATAAAGTGCTTCCAGTCGTGTGTTAAAGCACTCTCCAACTGTTTTTCCAACTACACTCCAATTGGTTGTCGCAATCGCTGTATTCAGTGTGCTTACCAGACCAAAGACGGTATCATGTACGGTTCCTTTGATCAGATTCCAGTCAAGGCCTTCAAGAGCACCATTGATCCCATCTCCGATAGCTTTCCCAAGACTGTTCCAGTGGAAATTCTTTGCAAAGGTATCTACAAATCCAAAGGCTGTGTTCAGTCCCTTAGAGAATGTATTACCAACTAATTTCCAATCCGCAGCTTCAATAAAGCCATTCAGAAAAGTGGCAATGCTTTTTGCAATCTTGTTACAGGTATTCTGGATTTTACCCCACGGAATACGTTCCAGTGCTTCGTTGAGCTTATTGCCGACCATGGCGCCAAGTTCTGTAAAATCACCGGACTTCCAGGAATCTTTGATCAGTTTTGCGAGATCTTTGAAACGGCTCTTGATGGCCGTTGTCTGGAACATATCATTAACGCCACCAAGCGGTGATGTATCCGTTCCACTTCCTGTTCCTCCTGATCCGGAGCTGTCTGAATCATCGTTCAGCTTGTTGATCTGGTCGAATCCCAGAAGAGTGCGCTGATATTGTTTTGCCGCTTTTGATGCCGTATCCGCGTTCTTTGCATTATTCTTCAGACCCGTTGAGGTACTGTTAAGACTTGCAGCATAATCCTGATTGACTTTTTTGGCCGTGACCATGGTGGTTTTGCCTGTGAGGGCTCCCATCAGCTGGCCTATGGAATTTACCACGTTGATAACCGTCTGAATGAAACTGTTCAGAATTGGTGCTACAACATTCAGGATTGGTGCAAAGGCTGTGGCCAGTGAATTTTTGAGCTGTGTCAGAGAAGACATCAGCAGAGAAAGACTTCTGTTTGTTTCTCCACTGTACTGTGCAAGGTTCTGAAATCCCTGCTTTGCGCCATCTACAGCTCCACGGATCACAAAACTTGCAAACATAAATTTTGCAGTCATTCCGATCGTCTTCAGTATACCTGTCAAGCCTCGTCCGGATGTTCCCAGACCATTGAACGAAGATTTTGTCCGGTTCAGGAACGGGATGCCGGATGTAAACTTCTGGATCAGTGCAGCGTAAGCACCGGAACATTTCCGGATTACGCCAGTGAAAGAAGATGCAATGTTTCCAACGCTTCCCAGAAACTTTGTAAAACCTCCCCATCCCTTCGAAACAGTTGTTCCTATTCCTTTGACAAAGTTCAATGCCTGTTTCGGAAGAGATACCGGCCGCTTTACATCCGTGTTTGAGGATTCCATCTGTCTTGCTTTTGTTTTATACTCCTCTACAGCTATCTTTGCTTGATCAATATCATATGTAAGGCTTTTCCATTCCTGGCTTTCTTTTGATACGCCCAAAGCTTGGAGCTTATTTTCTTTTTCGTGATAAGCATCAAGTTCTTTATTTACTTTTAAAATATCGTTTTGTAATTTTTGATAATCTTCTGTTGGCACTGTCTGAGTTGATTTCCCTGATTTTTCTAACAATTCCAGCGTTTCTTCATACTCATACAACTGCGTACGAGCTTGGTCAATATCGTATATGAGACTTCTCCATTGCTTGCTTTCTTTTTTTACGCCCATCGCCTCAAGTTTTTCGCCTTTTTTCTCATACTTTTCTATTTCCTCATTCAAGGTTTTTACAGAATTTCTGATTTCACGATATTCGTTTGTAGGTGTCAGTTTAAGAGCGGTTCCTGTCATTTCCATTTTAGCTGCAGCATCTTTGTATTCGTTGAGTTTTTTTTCAGCTTGAGTAATGTCAACTACAAGGCTTTTCCATTGCTGGTTCTCTTTAGATTTACCCGTGTTTTCAAATTTCCGCTGTTTTTCTTGTAACTTTTCCAATGATTGCTGCGCTTTTGATAAATTTTCCTGCAGTTCAGCGTATTCTTCCGTTGGAACTTTGATGCCTGCCTTGATCTGGAAATTCTTCACAGGATTCTTTCCGATCATCTCTCTGATCTTGTTCAGAGTATTTCTTACCGGCTGCAATGCTTTACTTTCCACTCCTCGAAACGGGTTTTTTATTTTTTCTGTTTCTTTTTGGATCTCATTAACGGTTTTCTTTACTTCCCGCTGACCTTCTTCCATTTCTTTCTTCAAAGGTTTTGTTGTAGCTTCAATTATCACCTGCATCTTATGAAGTGTGTCTCCCATGGTCTCACCTCCTCTCTTTTTCTCAACAAATTAATGATTATGTCTATAGTTCCATTCGGCGTTGTACGCCCTTCTTTTTTCCATGTACTCTTCCCACTGGCGGGCTTCCTCTGCTTCTTCGTATGCCTTCTGTTCTTTTTCAAACAATTCCGGATAATAATCCCAGGGATGAGCTATCTTGCCATCTTTGGCAAATAACGCTGAGATATCTACTGCTATGGCCTGGGCCTGGATGAAATTATCCATGATCCGCTGCTTTTCTTCTCTTAGCAGCCGCTTTCTTATATTTGCCAAAGTATCAAATATCTCATTTACAGAAAGGTTCCAGAATGTTTCCGCCAGGATCCCCATCTCAAGAGCTACCGGATACAGTTCTGAGAGCTGTTCTGACATCAGGCGTTCTCGATTTCCTCCAGAAGGGATGCCGCTGTTTTCTCCGGTAAAAAACCCGATACCACCATGAGCGGGATCAAAATCTTCTGATAGAGTTCCAGCTGACTGTTCCCTTCATCGATCCATGCGTCATACAGCTTCTGCACATCCTGATAATCAATCCCATGCTCCCACGGTGACATTGCTTCCTGGATGATCGTCAGCATCACGGAAAGCGGCGGAATATCATCGATCATATTCATGAGATTCTGTCTGTACTTATTTTCCAGGCGTCCGATTCCGGAAGCTTTCAGTTTCATCTTGAAGCTCCTGCCGCCTACATTCCAATAAGCAAAGGGCTGTCTCTTTTTCTTCTGTTCCTCCAGATTGACTACTTTTTCCTCCGGAGCCTGTGTCTCATTCTGGGCAGAAGCTCCGCCCAGATCCTGAATGCCTTCAAAATTCATCATCTTTTATTCCTCCTTACGCCGGATCTGTCTGTTTGATCTCAGACTGTACGGCCATGGTCACCTCAAACTCGATCACACCATTTACTCCACCGCCTGTACGTTTTACGGAAAACTGTGCAGTAAACTCGGTAACTGTTCCATCTTTTGTTTTTTCCTGGAAATCCCAGATTTCTTTTTTATCTGCTGCATCTCTCATAAGCCTGTACGGGCTTCCTGCTTTGCTGTTGTCGTACCTCCATTTGTACTTCATATCCGGAAGGTCTCCAATACCTTCCTCGTACATCTTGTGCGGATCTGTAAGGCAGGTATTTTCCTCCTTATCCAGTTCCACTCCGACTTCCGGGATCTCTTTCAGTCCTGGAAGATCTGTGTAAGCTGCAGAGTTTTCTCCAGCTGTGTGTTTTCTGTAACCTAATGTTGCTCCATTTGCTAACATCTCTATTCCTCCTTATCTCCAGTACACGCTGTCAGAATCCATATCAATGATCCCTTCGTAGCGCATCTGTTTATGTTTCATCCCTGACGGATCCGGCACATCTGCACATGCGATCCGTTTCAGGCCTGTCACTTTCATCGCTTCATCTACCTGCAGAGCTGCTTCTGAAGTGCTGTGATTGTTCCAGATATCGATCCGGTATCTTACAAGGGCTTTATCCTCTCTCATTCCTTCAGCCTCGGAGCTGGCTTCGTATACATCGTTCTGCTCTTCGGTATACTGGATCGTTGAACCCTCCGCCCAGGAACGAGGATAGGCATCTGAAACATTTTCGAACACCGTGCACAGTGCCGCGTACACCTGATCTTTTACATTCTTCATATATCCTCCAAATCTGACGCAAGGCTTCCGCCCAGCATCTTTAAGATCTGTTCTTCGTTATCCTTCATAGCCGGATACAGGAACGGATAGGCCGGATTTCCGCTGCATCTATAGAATCTTCCATCCGGCGTGTCTATATATGGCCAACGGTACTTTTCAGCCACTCTTCTGTCTATCTGGCTTTCATGGATCCACCATGGCTGTTGAGTATAGACCGGAGTTACTTCCGGAGAGATGCCGGCATGTTTCTCCTGGCCTTTCGGTCCTGTTCCTAACTCTATGTATGGAGCATAAGCTTTGTCTGTCCAGCAGATCCCTGTGACAGTGTTTTCTTCCTCTGCGGTTTCGGCAAAAATGCTCTGCCGGAGTTCTCCGGTATCTGCATGGCAATTCTCAACTGCTGCTGATCGTACAAACTGGATTGCTTCTCCAACTGCCTGCCGGGTGTCCAACTCGGACACCTCTTGCAAAACTTTCTCCACTTCATCAAATCCATTTACACTCATATCTTTTCCACCTCCATGGTAAGGAAACGATATGGTTTGATGGATATGATCCGATAGTCTGGAAGCTGATCTGCTGCCACATATAGACAAATCCCGTCCCGTTCCTCTATATCCGTTCCATCTTCCAGGATATAATGCAGCCGGCCTTTTTCATCCGTCTGGATCTTATAGCTTCCCTGTATCCGGATATTCCGGATATAATTCAGTCTCTGGCCGTACTGCTCAGCCTGTACTTTTCCGGATGCCGGCCAGCTTTCTCCGGTAACAGAAGAGGCAGCACCATATTCTTCACTGGTACTGCCTTCCTTGTCTTTCTTTACCGTCATTTTCTTATGGAAAAATTCCTCAAGCCTGTTTCTTCTCAGCCTCATAAGTCTTACCTCCCACTCTGGCCAGGCGATACCGGTTCAGTGTGTCATAGATCTGCTTCGGCGCATCATCAAAAGTGTAACTCTCTCCGCCCTCACTTCTGGACTTTTCCCCCTCCGTTCCCATCCGGTTCAAAGCGATCACGGCAAGATCCCTGACTGCTTTTTCAAGTCCAGTTTTTAATCGTGTCCGGTTTGTGTAAGACAGTACGAAAGCTTCTGCATCATCAAGAAGAATCTCTATGAGATCCTCATCTTTTTCTCCTGTCAAGGTCTGAACTCTTTCTATGTCTTTACTTTTCGCCACAGGATCATCCTTTCAAAATAGCAAGCAGATCTGCCTTGGCAAGGGAAGATACACCAGTCAGGCCTTTCTCCTTTGCAAGAGCTTTCAGCTCCTCGACTGTCATATCTTCAATATTCTTGCCGGCTTTCTCTTCCGGTACTGTGTCTGGTGTGGCCTCTTTCATCGGTGTGAAGCCATCACTGATCAGCTTTTCTGCTGCAGATCCTTCCGCTTCTCTTTCTACATTTTTACGGATCAGCCTCATACTTTCGCCTCCTGGATGCTCAGATAGATGGAATCCAGTTTATTATCCAGAATCCACATATCATGGAAACGGCGGTAATCCATCTGCCATGCGTTCAATTTCTGGTTTGTTGTCGGGTCGAAGATACGCATGATATCCTGTTTTGTGACAGCGATCGGCGTGGTTACAGGGCAGATGAAGAAGTTCAGGTTCTTTGCAGATGTTCCTTTTTCATATCCGCCTTTTTCCTGGCCACTATCTTTACCGTTATTGATCTTGATAGCTGTGTACATACGGTTGGAAGGTGTGGAAACCAGCGGTACACCATCTACAGAAGGAACCTGTGTCTGAATTCCGCCTTTAGAGAAGGTCACTGCAATGATCTTGCCCGCAAGTTCCAGTTCCAGCTCCATAATAAAGTCCGGTGTTGCCTGGCAGATAAGAGCTCCGTTATAGTTTTCTCTTACCGCTTTGATCCCTTCTTTCAGCTTACGCAGAGCAGATGTAGAAGCAGTTCCCGGTACATAAGATTCTCCGATCATTCCTGCTTTATCTGCAGTGAGTGTTTCTGTAGCCAGCTTGCTGATACGGTACGCATCGATCTCCGGAACTACCTGTGTCCTCTGGAACTCTCCCATAACTGCACCAGCAGTCGGGATAAAGTTTGCCTCGTTGATATCCATCGGATCCAGCTGGAAGAGACGGCCACGGTCCTGTGTCATTTTTCTGGTCTCGTACTCCAGGGTAACGGATCCGCGCTGGTATCCAGCCTCACGGTCATAGTCGCCCATTCCCTGAACGCTCATTTTCGGGATCTTTACTTCAGATCCACCGTTATAGATCACCTGACCGGCATTGGCATCCATCCAGCCGGTGGTTGCTTCCTGAACAGCGATCTTATCAAGCTGTGTCATAAATAAGGTTGCTGTTGCTAAAGTATTGATTGCCATTGTTTATTCACTCTCCTTTAAAAAATACCCATCATTGCATTGTATACCTGCTTTTCAAGGGCTTCCTGTGTGTTTGTTTCTGGTGCTTTTTTCGGAGGCTTGCCGCCTTTCAGCTTCTCATCGACTGCTTTCTCAACTGCAGTCTGGAACGCTTTTTTGACGGTTTCCATGGATTTCTTGCAGGCATCTGCATCTGTATAATTCAGTACTTCTGCAAGCTCCACCGGAAGTCCTTCGTCTGACAGGTTGTTCTTTGCTTCTGCCATGAGCTCACTTCTGGTTACTGCTGCCTCTCTGTCGGAAAGTTCCTTTTCTTTTTTCTTCTGCATGTACTGTGCTTTTTCTTCCTTGGTCATCTTGGCCAGCTTATCAGCCTCGGAAAGCTTATCATCCGTCAGTGCCTGCCACTTCTCCTGTGCGTTTGTCACTGCCGTATTGACTGCCTTCTGGACACGTCTGTCAAATTCTGCCTGATTACTGCCTGTTTTCAGGAAGTCATCAAAAGATGGAGGATTATCTCCACCCTCACCGCCTGTACCTTCGCCAGATCCGCCGCCGTTGCCCTCACTGTCCCCAGCACCGTCTCCGCTTTCTGCGAATAACTGCAGGTTCATTGGAACTTTACACATTGCTTTGAATACTCTGTTTCTCATATCTTTTCCTTTCTGCCCAGCCTATTCGTTCTCACGCCCGGGCCATTCAGTTTGTGGAATCCGCTTCTTTAACGCCTGGCGGAAAAAGGCATAAAAAATAAGACGCTTCACCCTGCGTCTCATCGGGAGATAATTGGATCACCTACTCCTTCCCTTTGGCCGCTGCCTTTGCTTCTCTCACTGCCTCAGCAACACCCTCGCTGATCAGATGTGCCCCTCTGTTTTCTGTTACTTCCAGAACAGTTCCCTTCTCAACTACTTCTTTTAAGCAGATGTCGCTGTATCTTTTGATGCATTTCACTTTCATTCTCTTCACCTCCCCTCCGTTGCGCCGGCGCAATTCTTGCATATTAAAAGAGAGCCTGTTTCCAAGCTCTCTCTTAAATCAATATTTCTGTTTTGCTTTAATATCTAACATCCGAATCATCATAAAAGCTGCCCGCTCTGCCTGATCATTATAATCTTTTGCCAACGGATTGTTTATCAAGTCCCCTTGATTGTAGTGGATGAAATAATGTGCCAGTTCATATGCTGTTTCATATACTACTTTTTCAAACAGCTGATGCTTTCTGACGGCTATGCGATTCCCTTTCAAGATACTTGTGCAACCTGAAGTATCTTTTACTTTCAACGAAATCCCCTGTTCTTCCGCTAATGCCAGCAGATTCTTGAACACAAATACCGGTTCTTCCATACATGGAATTGTAATTTTCTTTTTGAGTGGTTCTGTTTTGGTCTGTGTAGGGACTATCTCTTTCTTTGGCGGAAGCTCTGGTTCTTTCTCTTTGGCTCTGAAATAGAAGTCTACCAGGTAATCATATACCTGCCATGCTTTGTCTGTATTAAGGGATTTTGCATGGAGCAGAGCCCCTTTTTCTGTCCAGAGATATGCTGATTTCGCATATTTAAGGGAGGGGATAAATTCTCCACTCGTTTTTAACCTCCTTAATTCTTCTCCATACACTTCAATATAATGTTTTCCAAGAATATATTTATCTTTGTTATAACGAAAATTGTGACGTACCGTATTCAAGTCAGCTCCATATAATTCAGCAATCTGTTTCGTAGTTAAAACTCTGATCCCCTTTACCTCTAGCACATTTGGTATTTGCATTTTTCCTTCCTCACTTTCAATTTTTGATTGCGAGAAAAACCTTTGAATGCTATAATATTTTCAGAGGATTTTCCTCACAAAGGTAAGAGCGTTTATCACTTTCTCAGGGCGGTAACGCTCTTATTTCTTTTCTTCTGCCTCATCTTGTAAAATCCGTTCAATTCCCTCTCGTATTACTTCTGTACGTGTTTTTCCTAGTTTTTCGCAATATGCTAATAATCTACGTGCCGTTTCTTCATTAATACGAGCTTTAATCTCTACGTTTTTAGGATTCTTAGAAGTTGGCCTTCCTGTGCGTGGACTCATTTCTTCACCTCACTTTTTGTAGCACAAATATATTATATTTTTTGAGCCACAAAAAGTCAAGAAAAAATTATAAAAATACCACCGGCCATTTCTGACTGGTGGTATCAGTTGGTCTGATAATAAATATCATCCCTTATTGATTCGAGCATATATGTTTTTGCTGATGGCTCATGATGTGGATTCATCCAATATACCGACTCATCTTCCATGTACTCCATAAAATCAATTTTGGTATCCACATCTACTTCAAATACTCCATTGTTTTCATGACTCAGTACTCTCTGAACAAGTTCATTGTCAGGATACATTTCTTTAAGAAATTCAATTTGTTCATTCGTCAGTTCAAATCTTCGCATTTCCATTTCTTATTCTCCTCACATAATCTGAATCTGTTGGATTACATTGAATCAGAACTCCCGTATCTGGATCTACTGAAACTGTTCCGTTTCTGCCCATATATTTCTGACTTTTTTCTCCACCAGGATCCGTTCTCACAGGAAATACCTTCGCCGGTTTCTCCAGCGCATCCTTTATTCCTTCCACCGATACTCCCGATCGTGGTCGTCCAGTTTTAGGATCTTTCATGGTTCCGATCACTCTCTCCATGAAGTGTTTGCTCTGTCTGGTTACTTCGGTTCCCTCAGAAGTTTTGACTCCAACAACTTTTTCATTGATTTCATCATAGATCTTCTGATAATTCTTAAAACCGGACAGTGGAGATATCATTCCGTTCTTCACCGAACGAGCATAAGTCCTGAGCAATTCCCACTTCTCAGGATCATTATACTTCATTTCCTGGAAGTCTGCAAAATATTTTGGCATGTCTTTTTTAAGTAGTTCCCGATACTGATCATACTGTTTCCTGTCTGATGCAGCGTTCTTGACTGCTTTTTCCTGGGCTTCTGCTTTTGGATTTCCTTTGACGTATTTCTCATACCACTGTTCGTAGGTCATATCCGCAGGAACCATCTCTGTACGCCCTGTTTCCGGGTTGTAGGCGCTTCTTTTCATGTTTCTGAGGATTTTATCATCTATGACAGAAATCGTTGTAGAACGGCAATATGGATGCATGGGCGGATAGTTCACTCCGGCTTTCCGGTCTTTCACTGGAAAAACCTTTCCATCCAACTCTCGGCAGATCTTACTGGTACGAAGATCCAACACAGCCACATAGCGATAATTCTTGATCCCGCAGTCAATATAACTCTGTGCAGTCAATTCTCCTGCCATGTAACAGGATTCTGTTCTTACCAATCGCCTGGCCTGCTTTGCTCCACCTCCGCACTGGGCCCGGATGGATTCCGCTGTTTCCCGGTCTGTCCGGCCGGTAAGGAGGCTGATCAGCAATTCATCCTTCAAGGAATCTACAAGCTGCTGTGTGTTCTGCCAGATACGGTCTGAAAAATGTTTTCCGGACCATTTCATCTGCAGAGCCTGGTCGATCTGCTTCCTGCTTACATGAGAAAAACTGAATGCCAGGCCAGTTTCTTTCTGCATATTGTAGATGGAATGATAATACGCTTTTTCTCCAAGCTGCTCCAGAAGTTTGGTATCGAACTGTTTCTCCTGCTGATACACCTGCTGCATCACTGCATCTATCTGTGTCATAAGCTCCTGCAAGCGTTCCAGTCTTGCACGGTACGCCGGAGCTTCCAACTGTTTCAGGATCTCACTGTCCCTTTTCCTGTTCTGGAGTTCCTGTTTCAGCTGATCAATGGAGTTTTTATCCTGGATGGAATTTATGATCTGCCAGGCTTCTGTTTCTGACAGACCATATTTTGTCATGAACTTCTCAAAGATATCTCTTGCGGCATATTCCAGCTGGAGAGAGGCTTTCCGGTATACTCTGGCAATGAGATCTGCTGTCTCTTCTGCATCCTCCATAAACTGATACATATCCCAGGCAGATCTCTGCTCCCAGTATTTCCTACTCATCTACTTTTTCCTTATCATCGGAATCCTGCTCCGGTGGCGTATTGTCCTGTAGTCCAAAGACCTCCTGCTGCCGCTTCAGATTCTCTTCTTCCTCTGTTTCCAGGGCTTTCAGTTCCTCATCCACATCATCCACAAACGGGACCTGGGAAAGCAAGGTCTTACGGCTTACCTTTCCCCACAGATTTGCCACAATCTGGGATATCTCCAGGAGATTTTTCGGCAATGCTCTGGTGAACGTCATCGTGATCCCGGATGGATCGATGCTGATCCCATGCAAAGCCAGATAGTTACAGAATATCCGAACTCTTTTTCTCAGACCTTTTTTATAATATCTGGTCTTGATCTTTGTGATATTTTCCATGCCCAGGAGCTTAAATTCCATAGCCACACCACTGACGTTCCCTCCGAAGCTTTCATCTGACATACAGGGAATATGGGAAAACTTATGGATATCCTGCTCAATGGCTTTCTTAAGGATCTCCACACCGTTTTCATCAAAAGTCCTGGTCAGATACTCTGCTTTGGCTGTGTCCGGCATCTCAAGAACCTTGTACTTTTTAAGACGGGCTTTGGCCTTTCGGATGCTCTCGTCTTCATCCTCAGTGTTCGGTTCGTCCTCATCGGTCAGCAATGTTCCATAGATAGCCAGGATTGCATCAATAAACTGCTCCTTATCGGTCACACGATCGCTCATCAGCGCATTGTATGCATCGATCAGTGGGATCTGCAGTTCAAAATCTCCAATGGCCAGTTTATTGTTCAGGTATTCGATGATCGGGATCTCACCAAGATAATGGGGCACCGCCGGCTCTGTGGTTGCCTGGATCGTATTGCTGTTCTCAATGTCCAGCTCGTACTTATAGTTTGTGGTCACTACTGTGGCTATATAGTGGTCCGGAAGCTTCCCGGAATCATCTTTCCGGATATAATAATAGACAGCAAAGAGTTCGTTTTCCTCTATGCTGTCGTCTTTTACCATGAATGTATTCTCCGCAGACAGGTTCTTGGTCTGCAGGTTGTTCTCGTTTTCCTTCACATAGACATATTCGTAAGCCAGGCCGTAGATGGATGCCTCCAGACCGTTGTCTCCGTCTGTCTCATCTGCTCCGGCCAGTTCCAGCGCATCTGTTAGGGGCTTGATGTCTCCTTCGGATTTATAAGTCACTGGGTTGCCGATAAAATAGCTACTGGCTGTATCAGAGATGTCTTTTGCATGATTGCACACAAGACGGTTTTCCCGTTTGGTCTCATCCAGGATCTTGTGCTTTCCTTCGTAGTAGGACATATTCTTCTTCAGCCGGTCCACCATGCTGATGTGTTTGCTGATCAGCTGGCGGATCGCCTGCTTATCCGGATTTAACTCATCAAAACTTTCTCTCGGTATTGTAAATGTGTATATTTTTCTCACCTCCTTATCTCTCGGAAACGTGCTGCTTTTCTGCCGATTATGGTGCTGCATAGGTACCTCACAGCGTCACAACAATGATCGAATTGTTTCACCGGTTTGTCTTCTCCTCTTTCCAGGGCTTTCTCATCCCAGATGTAAGAAGCAAACTCTTTTATGGTTTCTTTACAGGAAGAAGCAAAGACGATCTTCTCCAGGTTCAGAAGCATTCCAACCAGCCGGATTCCATCCAAAACGTCATTGTTGGCTTTCAGAACCTTATATCCTCGTTTCCGGAGTTCTGCAATAAAAGAAGCGGCCGATGGATCCACGATGATTGCTTTGATCTTGGTCCCATCCAGCCACTCTTTCAGGTCGTCTGCATATTCGGAATCTGTTTTCTGTTTACCTTTGTCTCTTCCGGAATAGTAATACTCCCGGATGCAGTACCATTTCCCGTTGGTTCCTTTATTCCACAGAAGGAATACTGTGGCGTTCTGTGTACCATAGTCACAGGAAACATACCTGTTCCCGTTGATCAGCAACTGATAGAAATCTTTGATATCCTGGACATGTTTGTTCTCATCGAACATGTCGTAGATGATTCCCTCTGCTGCCGCCCACAGTCCCATGATGTAACGTTTAAAGAATACTCCAACGTACATGCTCCTGTATCTGGCCTTGATCTCTTCATCCAGGGACAGGTTATCGTCCATAGTAAAGTGGAGATACAGAATATCTTTCAGACCAGGATCTTTCCCCTCCGCGGCCGCTTGCTGCATCCTCCGGGCAGTTTCTTCTTTTCCCAGATATCCGGTGGATTTATCTATCCAGTTCTGTTTAAACCAGTGATACGGGCCATCCGGGTTGCAGTTAAACCAAAATTTTGAACCTTTTACAGAGCATCGGCCTGTTGCCTGGTTCACAAAAGATTCCGGCATCAGGGCAACTTCGTCAAAAAACACGCCCGCCAGGGTGATTCCCTGGATAAGATCCTGAGATCTTTCATCCTTGCCACCGAAGATGTAGAAATAATTTTCTTTTCCGTCTTTTCGGATGGTCAGAAGGTTATCTGCCCTGTGATCCGTGATGGAATATCCTCTTGACCGAAGCATCAGCTTCAGCCAGAACAGAACATTTCGCCGGAAGGATCCTATGGTCTTTCCGCACATAGCAAAGTTTTGACCAGTGAAGGTGCTCATGGCCCACATAACGAACGATAAGGACATGCTGATTGTTTTTCCTGATCGGATTGCTCCATCAGCGATAACTCCGTCCATATCGTGAACCGGGGATTCTTTGCACCACCAGGTCAGGACCTGCTTCTGTTTTCTTGAGAACGGAGAAAAATGAAACGTCTGGCCTGTCTGTCTATTGGCTCTGTTGGATTTCATTTTCTGCAGCTTATCTTTCAGGGTTTTGAGTTTTTCATACATCCTCATCACCCCAGACATTCTGTGCTGTTGCATTCATAGCTTCCAGGAAGCCATCATCTGTGGTCTCTTCTGCCTGGTTATCCTGCTTCAGCATCTCGAATTCAAGCTGCATGGTTGCTAGTTCCAGTTTTGCATCGTCATAACCAAACTTATGCAGCATCTCGATTGCTTTCTGCTGCCGGGCCTGCACTCTGGTCAGAGCATCCTCTATGGCCTGGATCTGGCCAAGGATGCCTTCATACTTTCGAAGTTCTGTTAGTTTTCCTTTTTCGAGACCAGAAGTATATTCTGTTACAGACATTCCGCATGGTGCCGAATCTTCTTCAGATCCTGTCTGTGCTTCCAGTTCACGGAGAGACTGGATTCTTTTCAGCATCCGGCGTTCCCTGACTGCAAGAAGCTGGATTTCTCTGAGAAGCAGTTGCTCTTTGTTCGGCTGGATCATCTCTGCCAATGTTCTTTCTTCTGGTTCCAGGGTATCAAAAAAGAGAGTTTCAAACTCTCCTGTCCTGACTGCATTCTTATTTCCCGGCGGGCCAGTTCCTCCATGCCCCTCCGCATTTTTATTTCCAGGCTGTCCGCCCTTCTTTTTCGCAACGTTGCGTTTATTCTTTTGCAACGTTGCATTATCCCATTTATATCTATTTTTCCAGCTTCGGATCGTCCCTACCGGGATTCCAAGCTTTTGAGAAACTTCAATTAATTTCGCTCCAGAAGCATATAGTTTTCTGGCTTCTTCAACTCTCTGATCTGGTGCTCTTGGCAAGCCTCACCACCTCTCATTCGTTTCGTTTTTTTGAAATATAAAAAAAGCAGCCCTTAAGCTACTTTTTTTATTGCATTTATTTTTTTACTTTTTTCAAAAGGTTCCATCATTAACCCACTGGAAAAGTCCTTGAAATATAATACTTCTTTCCACTTATATCTGTCACTTTTATTTTTACATATCCATTCAAATCAATGACATGTTTTATAAATACTGAATCAACAAACATTCCCTCACACGAATAATTTTGGCCAGCGGAAAGTTCCGCACATTGATTATGTCTCAAATTCATAAGACATGACCCAAGACTTTTTCCCTTCCAGTCTATTATTTCTATTCGCTTTATATAAATTGGCACTCGTCCTACATTAGTTAAGTAAACTCTTATAAAGCATTTAAAAAATGGCTCATACTGTGTTTTTTCCGGTATTATTTCCAGTGATCCAACAATTTTTTTCTTATACGGTAATTTTGCAATTGTAACTGTTAATATTAAAGTACACAATGACAATATTACATTTAAAAAGCCAACATTTCCATCACACCACTGAATAAATTTATCAATCAAACTTAAAATGTCCATACTATCCTCCTCATATATTTTTATTATACGCTAAAACGCCCCATATTTCTACAGGACGTTTCGTAAAAATGTATGATGTTAGGAGTTTCTTGACAACAGAGAAATTGGAACGGATGGGTTCGAATCATCGACATACTGAATATAAACCAGCTGCTCTACATCCCACTGAGCTGCGTTCCACTACTGCTGCCCGTGGGTTGGCAGCTAAATTCTTGAAAGGAGGATTCCATCTGCTTTTTCTGAAACCCATTGTAATGATATCACATATAAAGTGTGTCATTCTATGTCATCTTGAAATTGCAAAGAGCTGATGAATGAATTCTGTGTATATGTTTCCAGCTATAGCTCATTCGTACAGCTACTTCCTCCCATTTCAGGCCTGTTATATACCGTAGTCTCAGCACTTCCTGTTCATCCTCATTTTCCATCTGTTTGATCTGTCTCTCAATCTTCTGATAACATCTGGCTTTTTCCAGCCGTTCTGTTTTCAGAAGCTCGATCTGCTCATCCAGAATAGCTATGTAGTCTGACAGATCGGACTGGCTGCTGCCGCGTGGCATCCCGTCATTGACCACGGATGGGAACATCTTGTCTGTCCTCAGTCGCTGAATCTCGTCAAGGATATCTTTTTCTCTTTTTACTGCCCTTCGGTAAGATCTCAGGTATTCCTTCTTTTCTTCGTTTTCTTTCTGGATTTCTGTTTCCAACGGCATCCTCCCCTTTCGATGCTTTTAGCCGGGAACGCGTATGCTCCCGGCTTTCTCTATTTCTTCCATTCTTTTCCTGTTTTTCGATCCCGTATGCCTGTAATCTCCAACCCTAAAAGACCTGCCGTATTATTCAAGACGCAAAAGGCATTGTAGATGTGTGTCGGCATCCTCCCTGCTGACCGGACTGCTTTCCCAGCTGTCGGATCTGGATATCCTTCGTTGTTCTTGTAACTCATTTCACACCTTCTTTCATTTCCGCAAGCCTTTCCTCTGCATCTTCCCGGCTGGCAAATACAATCTGTTTGACTTTCCCAGCTTTTATGTAATGCAGTGTGTTTCCTTCCAAGTATGGATAATGTATCTCTTCCCAGTCTGCCGGAATCGCATTGTCTATGTGTGGGCATCTCTGATACAAAATACACCTGCTGCAGATTCCATCTTCACTGGCTGGCCGACTTTTGCACCCCTGGATCAGTGTGTTATATGCTGACAGCATCAGCTCTGGTGTGATATCCATTTTCTTTTCACGCCTTTTCATTCTGATCTTCTTTCCTGCCGCCCAGTGATGCTCACAGGAATCTTCGTCTTCCACAAGAATCCCTTTGCGGTCGCAAAGACCATCATCGTTGTTGATACAGGTTTTACATGTGTTCTCCATCATTTTCCTCCTTCATAGCAGGCTCATAAGATGTACATGCAAAGCATCGTTTACATTCCAACATTTCAAATCCCCGACACATGCCATTGTTGTCTCGTCCTGCATTTCCGATTTTGTGCTGCACACTACATGTCTGAAATGCTTTTTTGATTCTGCAGTTTTTACAGGTGATCTTTTTTCCGACTGTACAGCCTTTTTTTCTTGCGTAATAGGACGCCCATACTTTACTGACTCCTGTGTCGTTAGACCTCCATCCCATGATCCATTCTCCGCAGATATCACAGTATACGTTTGTTTCTACGGTTCTTTCGATTGCCATTTCTATACCCTCTCTGTCTTCCTTGTGATATCGTAAATAATCTTTGTAAACGCTTTTACGATCTGAAGAATAGCTATTCTGATCTGCAGTGCCATAATGCTTAACTGGATTACCATTTTCCTGATCTGCATTTTGTTCTCCTTTCTGCCATGATCCGGTTGAAATTCTCTACGTTTCTGGTGTTTATCCGGTATTTCACTCTGTCTGGGATTTTCTCTGTGCAAATGCGTTTGTATGTTACTGCTCCGATACCGATGTAATATTGGAATGCCCACGTCTGGAAGTTGCGTGGGAGCTTTACAATCCGGTATCCACATTTTCTGTTAAACAGTTTCTTTTTCTGCCTCCTATTCATTCTCCCCTCCCTGCTGCCCTCAGCATCCACTTCCGGTACCTGTCCCATTCTGCCAGGAGTTCAACGTCTAAAACCTTGCTCAATTTGATATCCTCCGGAATGATCCGGTATTTCTTGTTCACCAGTGCGAAATTGGCTGCTGCCTGGGCTACGTTGTTCTTTGTGCAGCCAGTCTTTTCTGTGACCTGTCTGGCTATCAGCAGGTCGTCAAATACTTGTTTCCCGTTCTGGTCTACTACCTTATACAGGTTCATCCTCTTTCTCATTGTTTTCCCCTATCTCTACCAGGTCCAGATAGTTCCGGCCGAATATCTCCATGAACTCTTTGTGACTGTGCTGCTTTTCAAATAGTCTCTGTGCTGTCCGCTGTAATTCGTGGCGGATCCGGGCGTTGTTGTGCACTGCTTCCGGACCGTAGATGTGATGGTCATGACACAAGTATACTTTCAGGCCATATTCCTCGGAGTTCTTCCGGTTCGGCCCTCCGAATATATGGTGCTCATCCAGGATCCTGTGTTCGTTCCAGTTGTCGTGGAGTACTACACAGAGATAACAAGTCCTGCTGTTTTTATCGTGTAGGATGCTGGCCGGGTGGCGCATCCTCTTTTTCTTACTTTTCTGTTTTTTTGGAAATAACATTTTTCAATGTGTCCGAATCGGACACCCTCCTTTCCCCTGCCGCATTTCTGACAGGCTCATGCGGCAGGACTGATGGGTTTATATGTTAATCGTTTTTTCGAAAACACCCTTAATCATTCCAGTGGATCTCTATCTTGATACCTAGCTGTTTTTCTACTTCTTTCGAATAATCATCCCAGGTGGCCAGATCATCCATAAGGTATCTTGCGCCTTCTTCCATTTTTTTCATATAGCGTTCACATCTCTGCTTTCCGAAGCCGAACGCCTTTGATCTTGTTACTGGCTTTATTCAGCTCCTGCCTGGTCACATTCAGGCTGATTCCTGTTTTTTGCCGGAAGCGGACTTCTTTTTCCAGTTCCTCAATTCCTTTGTCTTTTGCTATACGCAGTGCCAGTTCCATGCCCTCTGTACGGCCCTGCATATACTGATCAAGCTTTGCCATTTTTCTGTACCTCCTTCAGGAATTCAACCAGCTCTGTTTCTGAGTTCGGGAATTTGTGATATTTCGAATGGTATGTCCATTTCGGTACGCCCCCAGACCTTTCTGGTTCCGGTCCGCCTACAAGATGCAGGGAGTATGATTCTGTTGGGGTCCACCAGCTTTCTTTTCTTGGCTCCGGATCGTATTCTTCTGCTATCAGACGGGCGCCATTATTGAAATCGTACTTGTAGTACCGTGTTCCAGTATGATGGTCTGTGTACCAGAGCCCCCAAGATTTGTATTCCCTCAGCCACTGTTTACGCTGATCATTGTTTCTCATCTCTGGAAGAGGTGGCTGTTCTGGCTGTTCTGGTTCTTCCTGACAATCTTCTACAAGATTTTTGATAATTCTCAGTCCACCAGCAATGAGCTGATGTTTCAAAATTGTTTTTGCAGGGAGTTTTTCATCTGCAATTGCAAGGTAGCCCTTCAAATCCTGTTCTGCATCGTCTAAAATGTCATTAATAGCTGTTATCGATGGGATTGGAATATCTTTTAAATCTTCCGGCCACGCATCGGGGATTTTATCTGTATTTCTCAGATGTTTTACCATCTCGGCAGGGTCACCGGAATGGTCTTCCTGCTGCTTTTCGTCCAGTGTTTCTACTGCCGGCTGGCAGCTCTTTTCCGGAATCCACCCACAACGAATGTTGCAGTCGTCCGGGCACTGAGAACAACAGGTATATTTTTTGTCACAGTAAGCTGCTGCTCCACACAATCCAGATCCGGATTGGCCTGTGATACATTTTACCGGCCCTTCATCCTCTTTTGTTTCTGGTTTCTTTAACTCCACATCAAATTCCGGGGATAATGGATCATAGAGGTTCTTTGCTTCTACAATTAATCGTCCGTATTTCATTGATACTTTTTCATTGTTCACTTCAATTTCAAGTCCTGCAGAAAATGACTTGAATCTATAATTTACTTTATACCCACCTACTGCACTAAATCCGCATGGTGCAAATTCCAGTTGTACGGCTTTAGCAGCTTCTCCATTGTCTTTGCACCTTCGGCATATCCTCATGATTGTTTTTAATTTCTCTGGATAAGCTTCGCAGAAAGCTTTTACCGCCTCCGACTCTGTAAGTGTAATTGCTGGTTCCGGTGCATTAATTGTGGCCATCTTGACTGGTCTCTTATGTCCGTATTTCCCGATCAGATTCTTAGCTAAGGACTGCCAGGACAGTTCGTGTTCAAATACTCCTCCGGGATTGAAGGTGATCCCGGCAGTTGAACCCTGGTAATTGAGGTGTCCGTTTCGGACACGTGCTGACCCGTACAAGTTCGAAAGCATGAAGATGGTCATGTTCTTGTCTTCCTGGATGATGTAGTTTTTCATGTTCTTGTTTGTGCTCTCATAGAAACGCTCAATCTGTGTCTCTGCCGGAATCTCCGTATCATCTTCCGGAGGTCTGTTCTGGCCGGTTGCTGTTTCGATGGTCATCTGGCCAGGAATACCTTTCTCTGCTTCCTGCTGCCGGTACAGGTCTCTGATATCGTCCAGTGTCAGGATTCCTGTTTCTTCGTATAACTCACAGGCCTGTTTCTGATACTCTCTGTTGAGCTTGGACGCTTCATAGGCCACGGAAATCTTGATCCTGTCTTCTTCAAATTCCGACATCAGCTGTTCGCAGAGGTTTGTGTTGATTGCATGATATCTTCCCAGCTGACCGTTTGACGTTCCAATCAGGTCTTTTAATATATCCCTGGTCTTTCCTTCCATCGGCGTCTTCTCACGGAGTTCCTTCACGAGTTCTTCCATCTTGAGCGTTTCTGTCATTTTTTCCCAGTCGGATTTGTCACGGTAACAGTTCGCCTGGATGATCATGATCTGGCGTACTATATCGTCTTCCTTGCCTGCATCCTGCTCCAGTTCGGAGTGTGTCTTATATATGCATGGGACCCGGCTGAATCTGTCATTTCCTTCATTGAGCAGATCGATACAGCACTTCCGGCGGCAATGGCCGGCTATAACGTAATCCTTCCCATCCCTGTTCTCGATCAGGAGCGGTTGAAGGATCCCCAGAAGCTTGATCGACTGTTTCAGCCTTTCAAGCTTCTCTGTGTTGTAGAAGTTTTCTTCTGACGGGATCAGATCTTTTGGATTTCGGTATACGATCTTCTGGTCCTGCTGCCGGTCCGGGACTGATCTGTCATTGAGAAGTCCTTTCAGATCAAATTTCGCCATCGTCTTCATCTCCAATCATATCCAGGTACTCATTCACAAGGGTTTCATAGTCTTCTGCTGCCGCTGATCTGGGACTGTGCAAGGCTACAGGCATGCGCACAAATGTGCTCCTTGCTACTACACCAGAAAAGCGTATCTTCGTTCTCATGATCGGGTACTGTTCTTCGATGATCTCCGCTCCCTGCAGGTGTGCCTGGTTGAATTTCTGGTATTTTGTCACGAAACAGCGGACGTTCTCCAGATCCGGATTCAATTCTTCTTTTACATCATCGATCTGATCCAGAAGCTCGTTCATACCTTCCAGCGTGTTATCATCTACTTCTACCGGGATCAGAACATCGTCTGCGGCAGTCAGGGCGTTGATCACCGACACATTGATATCCGGAGCATTATCGATCACGCAGAAATCGTAATTATCGGCTACCTGCTGCAGCGCCTTTCTCAACCGGTTCTGCTGTGGGCGTACACGGTCCATGGTTACTTCCATGTTTGCAGTCAGGAGACCGAGGTTTGCTGTGATGATATCCAGGTGCAGATAGTCAGTCTTGTTGATCAGCTTTTCCATATCCGGATGCCGGTCTACCATGATCCGGTCGATTCCTTCCCCGTCCTGGGTACGGCGGTTCATTCCACGTGAGCAGTCCCCCTGCTTGTCATTATCAACCAGAAGCACCTTGTATCCTTTCCGCATCAGTATGTATGCGATGTTAATGCTTGATGTGGTCTTGGCCACACCGCCCTTTAAATTGATGATTGCTATTGTTCTCATGATATCCTCCTTATCTTTCCTCTCCCCTGCTGCATCCATCATTTTCTCTCAACGGTACAACTGGAAGGCCAAACCCTGTTCTACAATAGTGATATCCTGACTTTCCTTTAGCTCTGTACCTGCAGTCTTTGCAGAGTGTGATCTTACGATATCTGTTCATAAGCTGACCGGTCTGGCTCTTATCAAAGTTATTGATCTTCTCATATTCCTCCCGGATTCTGTCAGTATACTGTTGTAATCCGCAACGTCCGCATATCCTGTCCATCAAATCTCCCTGCATTTCTTCTCGAAACCTGCACAATTCATCGCAGACATGTGCCATTAATTCCTCAAGAATGCCGTCTATGCCTTCGTCTTCGTTCCTTGTCTGCTCTCTGCATCCATTCTGGTTTTCCTCCGATCGGTTCATCATCAAACCATATTCCTCCTTTTTCGTCTTTGTAGTATGTAAACCGGGTACCTGATTTAGTAATGGTACCCAGACATTCCATTGTTAATATGTCCTGTTCCGGGCGCAGGCTCCAGCCCTTGCCCCAGTATTCTTCCACATTCACGGTGCTTCATCTCCTCTCGCAGCCATGCGGAATAACTGTGTTTCTCTGTTTTTGCGGTGATTTCGTGTGGATCCGGAAGCTGATTTATAGCTTTAAACAGTCTGCACCATTCCTCTCTGTTCGCAATCGGCTTTCCTTTTGTGTCCAACCAGCCGGATCCGGCCATTTCCGTGATCTTTCCCAGGCGACTTGTAACATACAGATCGCTTATGTAAAAGCACACGTCACAGGTTCTCGTCATGTGATCCAGTGCATCCACCATGGTAAGCAATATGGCCTGATGATATGTTCCAGTTACCCTTCCAAAATGCTCCCTTGTCTCTTTCCCTGTCCGGAGCTGAGTCGACAGCACATATCCGCATTTTCTTTCCACATTTCCGCGAAACCGGCTGCTTGTCTCAATAAAAACATTTACTTGCTGCATGTTATTCCCTTCTCTTCTCTGTTTTGATTAATATGTAATGCCGGTATGCGTATCCTGTTATCTTGTTTTTTCCGCATTTTACTGAGTTTGGCACGATCGCCCAGCCTTTTGGTGGCTTCGGATCTCGCGGCCTTCCATGCTTGTCCAGCAAGCTTCTTCTGTTTATCTCTTCTTTTTCTGGATCTTTGCGGATTAGATTCCTGGACGGGTGATACCGTTTCAGATCTTCCGGCTCATGATCCTGCAGCGGCTTGGTTATGTACTGTGCTAGTTCTCCAGAATCAACGTCATACACCCTTTTTGTCTGTGCATGGCCATGTTCCCAGAGTGTTTCTACCAGCAGGCCTGTGTCTGTTTCATCGTTTGACTTCCGATTGATTAAAATATGTACATGGGGTCCTCCATTCTTCCCGATTTCTAACCGGTATATATACTTCAGTTCCCATCCATATTTTTTATACTTGTCCCGGAGCTTTCGAATGAATTTTGACATATCTTTCTGCATCTGTTTCCAGGGCGGCCGTGAACCTTTCTTGTACGTCAGCGTGAACCAGTAATCTCCTATTCCAAAATTCCATTTAATCAGACGGCGGACATCCCGTTCCCTTTTCCATTGGTTCTGTTTAGCGATCTCTTCCGGAGTGGCTTTTCTCCTCTTCTGTCTTTTCTGTCCCCTGGCTCCATATCTTCCTGTATGTTTTTCTTCTACTTCTCTGGTGTTCCCACAGTCCCAGGTCTGCCTTATATACCCACACTTCATAAAAGTGTCCCTCGTCTCATCTCTAATACGTTTAATCAAGCCTGCAAGGGGATCTTGTCCCCTCAAAAAAAGGTTAAAAATATAGCGGTACATAACCGCCGGATGCTTGACTTTCCGGCTCCCTGGTGTTATATTTATGTAAACTGATTTACTCCAGGGGCCGGTTGGTTCTGGCTCAGGTGTTGCACCGCCTGAGCCTTTTTTTATTTCGTTTTGTGTTTTAATCGGTGTTCTGTGAAACAGATACCGCTCATGCAGCTTTTCTTTATTTCCCGCTCAGCTTCCTCGGTTGTCGCATCACAATCTTCAATAAGAATCTGCATAAAGGCTGCAACGGCAACTGTCAGCTCATCCAGAAGGAGATGGCTGTCTCCTTCGAACGTTGTTTGTGTGCATCCATCTGTTGTTTTTACTTTAATCATTTTTTACCTCTTGATTTCTCCTGTGAATTTGATATACTAAATTTGTCTTAGTTACTTAAGCCCTTTACATTTGCAGATGTGAGGGCTCTTTTTATTGCTTTTGTTTTGTCCTCCAGCCATGTGATCGCGATCATGGTCACGATTGTTATGCAGATGCTTCCTGTCAGGAATGTGAGTTTATCTCCCCAGTCCCAGATTGGAAGTAACGCTGCAAACTGGCCTGCGATCATGCTGATAATCAGGTTCTTTTGCATCTTGGTTCGCCTCCTCTCTTCTGATATTCTGTCTCAAATCCTCCTTCCTACCCTACGGATTTTCTTATGTAGTAATCATTAATTATCCGGGATACGTTATCTACGATCTTCTGGTTGTCTTCCGGAGTATTGTTCTTGCAGTAGTCGTCATGGATCCGGATTACTCCTCCGGATTCATTTTTGATTTCTTTGATAACTGCCATCTAGTTCACCTCCTGTTTTATCGTATGAAGATTGTGTTTATTGTGTTTATAGAATTTTTACTACTTTGTCGAACGCTTTTTCTTGTGTTTTCGACAGTACGCTCCTATTCTGTATATATAGGGTGCTGGCACACCCGAGTACATATGGAAGGAGGGTTGATTATGCGAAGATCTCAGGCACCGTTTAATGGCAAACGTTTTCTGCTTAATATCAATACCGGCGAAATTCACGACTTGGATAATGAAATAGCAGAATGCAAAATTGATAAAATTAAGCCAGAACACATTAGAATGGATAATTCTTATATGTCTTGTTTGATTTATGCAAAAATGATGGGATGCCCAAACGGAAATGGCTGTTACTATTGCCTACGGGATAAAGACGATCGGTCTTAACCCTTCCTTACGACCTGCATCATTAATCCGGCGCAGGTCTTCTTCTGTTATCTTGCTTTCCAGATGTTCTACTAAAGCTTCTGGATTATCGTGGAATCTTTTTCCAAATTCTATAATTATGCGAGCTGCAAGATCTGTATTTGTCTGTTTTAAGAGATCAAATCTGTTCATTTTTTCCACCTCTTTATAAAAATTTAAGCAAATTGTCGAACATCTTTCATTGACTGTCGAGCTGTATGCTCCTATCCTGTAAATACAGGCACTGCCATGCCGAGCATCAAAGAAAGGAGGATCTTTATGGAAAGAAAGTATTCTGTAACTGGTTTTTGTCTAAAAGCAAACCTTCCATCTCAGCTCGTCTCCTTTGGTTTTGAGTTTTCTTGAAGTTTGCGTAGAATAGTTATCGTTTCTTTATTGTTCTTTTCTGTCATTTCACACATTTCTTTTACGTAGCCATCTGCTTTCTCAAAATAGTAGGTGGCTACTATTTTTGCTGTGATAGCCGAAATAATCGCAGAGATTATTATCGTTATCATCTCACCATTCCTCCTATCCGGCCTTGCGGGCCTCAACACCCTTCTGACTTTTTCACTGTTTCTAACATCATTTCATATTGACTTTTACTCATTCACCTTCTATTCTTTAATTATCCATGCTGGTACACTAATAAAAAAAAGAAAAGAGGTATTTCTATGGCAACTTATAATATTTCCAGTCTTCTTTCTCGTTTAGCCGAAATAAAGCAGGACGGCTACTCATTTGTTGATATTACTGAACTCTCAGCAGATGATGAATTCCCAGAATCATTACATTTTGATGCCCTTGATGAATTCGAGACGGTTGATTACGAAGAAATTGAATCTATTGATCTAGATAATCTTCCAGACAGTACTACAAACCGCCATTCGGTCGATGATTTGTGTGGTACTCTGCTTTTCACCTACAAAGAGCTTGGTCTCCTTGAAAACGCTTTATCAAATACACTTCAATTCATTAAACAAGAATCCACGAATGATTCATATACTTCTGAAGAAAAACGCGAAATGAAAAAAGATGCTGTTGAATTTCGTAATCTTCAAGCCAAACTTGCTCATTTTCTCAAAGGTGTTGTTTCCGTTAAATAAATTTTCTCTTTTGTGTCCCGTTTCTTGCGGGGCACATATTTTCTGGAATTGAGTTCCAGTCTCCAGTTAAGTTCTTTCTTTCCTTCTAACTCTCTTCTCCTGGCAATCCTTCTAATACAATTTCGAATTTCACTTATTTCCTCGCTTGTAATTCCATTTGCGCAAACATTTAATGAGTTCTCTGTTATTTGTTGCATCTCAATCCCCTCCTATCCGGCCTTGCGGGCCTCAATGGTTGTCCTGTAACTCTTCTTTCCTGTAATACTGTTGTAATATCTTTCATAAAATGCTAATCAGCTTTCTCATCTTCAAACTTTATGTTTCCAATTACTTCACCGATAAGCTTCTTTGTAGAGTAAAATGTACAAACTAAAATAAGAAAAAACATTTTATGAAGCCACCAGCACGCTGAAAAAGTAGCTAATGTCAGCATGGTTGAAAGTAATGATATCCACACTTTCTTTGATACAGTCACCTTTTCTTCTATCTCCCTTCACCTTCTTTTCTATATCTGTGTTTATTTTTGGCTTTTCAACATGTTGAACTATGTTTCAAAAAAAATATCTGCTACTTTTTTATTGAGAGCTCTTGCTATCTTTAAAAGAGTATCTGTTGTAGTTGTTGTAATTGATCCACACTCCAACCCAGAGATAACTGTCCGTGATACTCCACTTTTTTCCGCTAGTTCACATTGTGACATCTTTTTTTCTTTCCTACATTCTCTTATCTTGTAACCCATTTATTAATCATCTCCTTTCTGTTCACCATGTTGAACTGTTTGTATAATAGCACCTACAACATAACCTGTCAAGTATGTTGAACATTTTTATTGACTGTTTTTTCAACATGCTGTACAATATACTAAACAAAACGAGGTGAAGCAATGACATTAGGTGATATTATAAAAAATTATCGTGAACGAAATAACATTACAATAGGAGAATTTGCAAGTGCTTGTTCTCTCAGTAAAGGGTATATTTCTATGCTTGAAAACAATATTAATCCGAGAAACAATCGTCCAATTTCTCCAACACTACCTTCTATGGCAAAAGTTGCTTCTGGTATGGGAATAGAACTTGATGCTTTATTAAAAATGTTGGATGGGAAACAATCTGTACAGCTTATTGAAAATGATATAGATTCACCCCAAACACCAGTGTATTCTACTCAATGCAAGGAAATCATTGAAGTATGTGAACAGCTTACGCCACACAACCAGAGAAAAGTTTTCACATATTCAAAGAACCTTCTCTCCACCCAACAGATGGAGGAAGATCTTCTCGCTGCTCACGTCAGAACAGATGTAGAACAAACTCCTGAAGGTGTTCAGCATGATCTGGATATTATGAACGATGATTCTCAATGGGAATAGAAAGGGGAAATGCAAATGCCAGAATTAAGTAGATTTGAGGGGATGGTTATTAAAATGTTATTTAATGACACTGTCCAGCATAATAAGCCGCATGTCCATGTTACTTACGGTGAATACAAAGCTTCTGTTGGTATTGACGGTGAACTGCTTGCTGGATCGCTTCCGCAAAAACAGTTTAAAATGCTGGTCGGTTGGCTTGCTCTGCACGAAGATGAAGCTTATGCAGCTTGGAACAAAGCTGTCAGAGGCGAACACTTTGATAAGATTAAGCCTTTACAGTAAGGAGGAATTCTTTATGTTTATTTCAAATGGAATTGTTTACGCTAGTGAACGCCCGGAAAATGTACAGATTATTGCAGTAAAGCCATTGGATGATATGATGATGCTTCTCACTTTTTCAACTGGTGAGCAGAGACTTTTTGATGCTTCAGTATTAAACGGCCCCGCTTTCGCTCCATTAACTGATGAAAAAATATTCAAAGACTGCAAAATCGTAGATGGAGTTGTCACCTGGATGGACGAAGATATTGACTGTGCTCCTGAGTATATGTACGAGCATAGTTATGCGTATCCGTCTTTAAAATCCGTAATTTGAATTAAAAGGACTGATTTATTTGACCTACGAACAACTTTTAACTACTGCCGATCAGGCCGGTCTTACGGTAAAAGAACGTCCACTTCAAAAACATGATGGTCTGATCCGTGGCAATCGCATTGCTATTCGAAAAAGTATTGACACTCAGGCTGAAAAGTCCTGTGTGCTGGCTGAAGAACTTGGTCACCACTACACCACTACTGGCAATATCCTGGAACAGTCAACTGATGTGATGAACCAGAAGCAGGAATACCGTGCCAGACTTTACGGCTATAACCTCCGGGTTGGCCTGATCGGGATCATCAAATCCTATGAAGCCCTCTGCCGAAATCTTCATGAAATGGCTGAGTATCTGGATGTGCCGAAGGATTATCTCATTGAAGTGATTGACTGCTATCGTTCCAAATATGGGCAGTATGTTGCTGTGGATAATTATATGATCTATTTTGTTCCCCAGCTGGCTGTGATGAGAATTGATGTTTTATAATAAATGCATAATGATGGCATAGAGTAATAACTAAGCAGCAAAGGTCGGAAAGGCTCCCGACACACTCACAAGAGTACCTGAGATGATGGATACGCCGCCCATCTTGTTGCTTGGATTATCTTAAGGTGTTGTCATTATGACAGCACCTTTTTTATTCTATAATAGAGGATAAATGCAAGGATTTTATTATTGAGCAAATATTCAAAATAACCAGATATCATCATAAAGCTGATTGAATTGTATATTGAAAGCTTTTTTTGAATGACAAACCACAAAAGAGGAATTGTATGGAAATATTATTACCAACGCATGTGTATAGCAACTTTGAAGGATACTGTAAAATAATTGATTTATTAAACCCTTTTTTAAATTCGACCCAAAGGTGTGATGTTATTTTTAATTTTTCACAATTAAAGTGGTACGACGCAAACCTATTGCCTATAATTGGCGTATGTATAGAAAGCAAAAAATTTTCCCATAATTTGAAATACCTCGATGGAAGTTTATCAAAGCAACTTTCCATTCTATGGGGGAAAAATGGTTTTGGATCATATTTTAAAATCAATCCTATAAAGGACACATATAATAGTACTATATCCTACTCAATATTTAAACCTGACGAAGGAAAACAATTCGGTGCATATGTAGACGATCATCTTTTGTCAAATCCTAAACTTCCGCAGATGTCTTCTGGATTGCGTAAACAAATTAGCTTAAACATTCAAGAAATTTTTGGGAACGCACCAATGCACGGAAATTGCAAAGAAGTTTTATCTTGTGGACAACATTATCCTTCAAAAGAAAAATTATTATTTACTATAGTAAATTTAGGATATACAATACAAGAAAATGTTATTGAATTTTACAGTAGTTTCTTACACAAAGCACCACCTGATAATACCATTTCTTGGGCTGTAATCGAAGACAACTCTACCAAGCCGATGATAAACGGAAAAAGTGGTGGAAAAGGATTGGCGTATTTACACGAATTTATTAAAAAGAATTCTGGAAAACTACAAATATGTTCTGGTAATGAATATTGGGAATCAACGCCAACTGGAATCTTCACAAAACAATTATCTTCAAACTTTCCAGGAACTATAGTTACTATAGAAATAAATCTAAAGGACAAAAATACTTATATTTTAAAAAGCGAACTTGAAAATATAACAAATTTATTTTAGGAGGGATCTCATGTTTAATTTGAAAGTTTACGAAATAACCGGCGAGCGAGCTATATTAGATTCTGATGGTGACATTGTTTATCAGAAATTATTAAATGCTTTTTCAAATAACGAACACGTTGAATTAGATTTTTCTGGAGTTACTACTATTTTATCTATCTTTACCAATTCAGCAATTGGTCAATTATATAAACATTATAATAGTGATTTTTTAAATGATCATCTGAAAATTACACATATGTCACCTGAAGATATGCTTTCTCTTAAAAGGGTAAATGAACGTGCTAAGCAATTCTATACCTCTCCAGAAGATACATCTCAATTTTTAAAAGGAGAAATTTTTGATGAGTGAAATAATTAATGCGAACTATTTTTCTCCGACAGAAAATGATAATTTATTATTTGATTGTAATGCCTTGATGTACATTTTTTATACTTTTGGTGCTTATACTTCAGATGATATACAAGTCTATAAACGAATATTTACGGAAGCAATTTCAAATCATTCGAACATTTTTGTGTCATCAATATTTTTATCTGAGTTTTCGAATACATACATTCAAAACGAATACCATCGTTACATGAAAAACAACTATCTTCGCCCTTCAAAGTTCAAATTTAAGAAGGATTATAAACCACTTGAAGATTATAAAGAAACCATACAGGATGTAAAGAATATCATTATAAAACAAATTCTTTCTGTAGCAAAACGTATAGACGATCCATTTGATAAATTAAATTTAAACTATTTTTTTGATAACGAAGCCTCTTTCGATTTTAACGACAGATATTATGCGTTACTTGCCCAATATTATAATTTAAAAATTGTAACTAACGATGCAGATTTTCTTTATATTTCTGATGTTGATATAATTACTAGAAATCAAGCTTTTTTTCAGCATCGTCAAACAAAATAATTTCTCCACAGTTATCTGAACTTGAATTATAAGTAAGCAAAAACCGGTTCCTGTTGGCACAGGAACCGGCATGTAGCTTCCGAAGATGCTACTCATTTCGCAAAAATATTGTATCATCTTCGGAGCGGCTGCACAATCAGAACATTTGTGTGGTCGTTATTTTTGTACCCATTTTTACATATTTTAAACCGAGGTGATATTATGGAGCTTTTAAATGTATGTATCTACCTGCGTAAGTCCCGTGCCGATCGAGAGGCTGAAGCCAGGGGCGAAGGTGAAACTCTCGCCCGACACGAGCGGATTCTGTTAGATCTTGCCAAAAAGCGTGGCTATAATGTAGGGGCGATCTATAAAGAGATTGTTTCCGGTGAGACGATTTCTGCAAGGCCTGTTATGCAACAACTTCTTCGGGAAGTTGAATCCGGTATGTGGGATGGCGTCCTTGTTGTTGAAGTGGAACGTCTGGCCAGAGGCGATACCATTGACCAGGGTGTTGTTGCCAGATCTTTCCAATACTCCAACACATTAATCATTACTCCACTTAAAACTTACGATCCAAACAACGAATACGACGAAGAGTATTTTGAATTCGGACTTTTTATGTCCCGGCGTGAATACAAGACCATTCGCCGCCGTCTCACTGCGGGTCGCGAATCTTCTGCAAAAGAAGGAAAATATTGCGGCAGTAAGCCGCCTTATGGATATTCCCGTGTAAAACTTGTTGGTGAAAAAGGATGGACACTGCAGCCTGTTCCTGACCAGGCAGAGATTGTCAAGCTTATATTCAATTTATATGTCCATGGAGTATCCGGCGAACGAATTGGAATGGCTAAGATCTGCCGTAAATTAAATGATTCCGGAATCAAGACCATGGATGGTGGCCTATGGACCATTTCTCGTGTGCAGGCAATTCTCAGAAATCCAGTATATGAAGGAATGATACGATGGAACAGTCGGAAAGCAGTAAAGCATATAAAGGATGGGCAAATAACTATCTCCCGTCCTTTCGCTCAGGATTATATTCTTGTCAAAGGCAGGCATCCTGCTATTGTATCAAGGGAACTCTTTCAGCAAGCTCAAGATATCGTAAACAAAAATCCTGCACGGCCGCTTAACTCTTTGCATGTTCTTCGTAACCCTCTTGCCGGTATTGTTCGTTGTGGAAAATGTGATCATGTTATGACTCGTAAATCCCCTAATGGAAGACAGGGTGATCTGATCCGGTGCCCATACAGTTCTTGTAGCAATATAAGCAGCAAGCTTCCTCTTGTTGAAAAGGCTCTTCTTGACGGAATCCAGGAGCTTGTAGATGGCTACAGACTAAATAACAGTGTTTCCGATCAGGAGTATTCTCTTTCTATTTCTGAAAGAGAAAAAATGATTCAAGGAAAATTAAAAGAAATTGATATTTTAAAGAAAAGGAAACAAAGGCAGTATGATCTTCTTGAACAGGGAATTTACTCCACGGAAGAATTTCTTGAACGCTCCCGTGCTACTGCTGCCGAGCTGTCTGCCTGCGATGCAGTAATTCTTTCTCTGAAGCAAGAAATTGAACATGAACAGGAACTTCAGTTTCAACGTTCCTCTTTTATTCCCAAGTGCGAGGATCTTCTCGCAAATTACTGGACGTGGGATACCTCTACAAAGAACCGATTTCTCCGTGAACTGATAGAAAAGGCTGTTTATACTAAAAACGCAAAAAATACATGGAAAAATGGCGATGACATCTCTTTTACTTTAGATATTTATCCGAAAATCCAGCAAAAGTAAGTGTAGGTAGCCTTTATGTACCTACACATTGGCACGTATCGTGTCCTCCGGCCAAGTTGCGTAGATCTCACTGCTGGCCACGTTTTTGATATAATCCTTATATCTTACATAATAATCCTGTGCAGAGGTATCCCCTATTGGCCCGTCGTGGACTACGATATACTCCGGGATCACCACTTTGTTTAATACGATCTCTCCGGTTTCATTTATCGGCTTGATCTCTGCTTCCGGATTTTTGGGAGGATATTCCCCAAAAAGCGTATGGGGTCCGATGACGATCCGCTGATAGTCCTCTCCACTACCCTGCTGTCTGCTAAGGGATGCTCCCTGCCTGGCAATGGAATGGGGAAGAACTTCTGTCCCGGCAACTTCTTTTGGTGTAAAACCCTCTGCACTGATCCGAACTGTATATTCTGCATAAGGCTGCTGCTCCACCGGTTTCATGCTGTATTCCAGTGGAGGAGCTGCCAGCTCCAGCATGGGCGTTTTTCCGGAGGAATCCGTACGGATTTCTTCGATCACATTATCCGGGACTCCTGTGTACGAGATCCGCACTGTAGCATTTTCCACAGGACGGTTACTGGCACTGTCCAGCACCGTCACCTGCAGCTGTCCCTGATCCGGCATATCCTGCTGCATGGAAATATAAGAATAATTTTTCAT